AAGTAGAATTATTAGCAGACATAAACGACGAGATCACGTTTTCGGGCGCGTTGCCTTATTCTCTACCAGAGAGAGAATTAAAAAGGATCTTGGAAAACGATAGTCGCTATTTCTACGATAACTGGAAACATGCGGTCGAGTCTCAGTACCTGTTATTGCCTTTGGAACTATTCACTACTCCACAGTTCAGTAAAAAAAGACAGATATTGCTGCCAGATTGTGTACAGTTTGTGGTAGACTTTAAGGAAGCAAAAGGAGGATCGATATTCGCAACGATAGACCGAGACTTTGCAGAACAGAAGTTTATCGGTTCCGAGATATTTTTGACTCCGTTTATCGGAGAAAGCATCATGTACAGAACGGTGATGTTCTCGTTCCTAGACTTGACAAAAGCGATGTTGATAGACTCTATAGCATATGACTATAACAAGAACACCAAGCTGCTTGGAGTTTTGGGAAGAACGCCAAAGACACCAGCAGTATTAAGAGTCTTTAAAAAGCTCGAAAAGGACAAGCTATACGAGGACGAAATGTTCCAAAGATACGTTCGTGCTCACGCTAAGGTCAGACTCTCTCACATGCTACAGACGTTTAACTATCAGCTGCCTGGCGGAATAACTGTAAACTATCAAAACATAGTAACCACCGCAGAAAAGGAGATGGAAGACGTTAAGACAATGATGAAGGGAGAAAACACGGCCGACTGGATGTATCTACACAGACAATAACCAATAAAGATGGCACAGCTTAGAGAGATTTATTTTAGGGATCAAAACGATCCAAAGTTTAGAGCAGACCAGGTGGAAGTCACTGACGACTTGGAAGCCACTATTCAGCAGATCATGATGACTATCTTTACCAAAAAGGGAGAGGTCTTAGGAGAACCTGATTTCGGTCTAAACTTAGATAACTATCTCTTTGAGTTTGACGTAGATCCTATTGACCTGAGCAGAGCAGCACAGGATCAGATATATGGCTACATACCTGAAACAAAAAAGAGAAGGATCACTATCGAACCTTCCCTTTATCCTGATACTGTTTCTAACAGGGACATACTAGTCTTACTAATAGACATCCCTGAAATCAAAGAGAAAATAGCTGCCTTCTACGATTAGGCAATTTCTACTCCAGCAAAAGCTTCAATCAAAACTCTTAAGTTGCGTTGACGACTGTTCAACATTTCAAGGTGTGCACGCTTGATCTGTAAAGCTCGAGAAAGATTAGAACGAGCTTCTACTAAGGATTGATGCTCTTCGTTTTCCTTACAGTCACCGATGAATGCCATCTTTCTAGCCTCATCGTTTGTGTATGCCTTCTTACCGGCCTCGTCAGTTGCATTCAAGACTGCAGTCTTGATGTCTATCTCTAGACTTTCTATCTCGTTAGAGTTCTTTTCGATGCTTTCAGTAAGATTGATGATGTCCATCTGATATGCCAAAATAGTTTCTGGCAAAGTCTCTAGCTCATTAGCTAATTCCAATACGTTTTTCATAGTTCTTTTATTTTAGAACTACTGTACTAAACTTTTAGATCGAATTAAAGCTGTCCTGCTCCAGCAGTCTCACCGCCTTCTTTGGTTTCGCTACCTCCTGCTTCTGGTGCTGCTCCTGCTGCGGCTGGCGCTGCACCTCCTCCTGCTGCTGGCGGAGCGGCTGCTGCTCCTCCTGCTGGCGGTGGAGCTTCGATTTCAACTTCTACATCAAGCTTCTGTTCGAACCACTGTTCGTTAGATTCGATCTCGCTTTCAGTAAGCTTGAGCTCTTTTCTAACCAAGTATTCGGTAGAGAAGAATGGTGTACCGTCGTCTTTCATTACTCCTTTTTTGGCTTGGAATGCAGCTATTCGTTTTGCTTCGATATCGTTCTGCTTAGCTTCTTCGAATATGTTGTCGTTGTTGTAAGTTATCCCGATTGCGTTGTTGAACTTATAATCGTCTCCTAGTTCTGGAAAATCTAAGCACATTTGCAAGTACCAAGGTTTTACCAACATTTCAGAGAATGCTGATCTCAATCGTCTGATGAATTTCTGGTAACGTACTTCTTCCCTAGTGATACCTTCTGCATTTAAGGTAAAGGCACCCATACCTGACTGACCTTCCCAACGAGAGTAAGGAATCTTAGAATCCATCTTTAGTTTCTTATAGAAATAGTTAAGAAGCTCAGAACCAGAAAGGTTTGGTCCAGGTGTCTGTAAAGCTTCTATCTTGATCTGTTGTTGCTGATCGTTGACTGGCATCACATAGTTCTTATAGAACAGGATGTTAGGTTTACCATCCACGTTCAACTCGCCAGTGTCGCCATTAAAGTAAATGTCTTCTTTGAATAGGTTTAAGAACTCGCGAACGTCTTCTTGTCCCTTTTGAAAGCTCTTGCTTCCGATAGGAACGGTAGTAGTCAAACGAATAGGCGCGTTCATTACGTGCCAAATGACTTTACTATGTTCGATGATTCTCAATAGGTTGAAGGACCTGATCAGTCTCTCTACAAAGCTTACTCGTTTTGTCCTAAAGTGGTTGGCGTAAGATATGTATATGACTTGAGAATCGTTTAGGATTCTGGTCGAGCCGTTTGAAGGATCGTACTGTACCCACTGTAAGAATAACTTACCCTTTGGATCTTTTTGTAACTGAGGAGCAATACTAGCTGGATCGATCTCCTTGAATCCTATGATCTCTTTTGGTTTTTCTAAGTTATCATAAAGGATCTCAAAAGAAAGGTGACCTTCGACTAGGAACTGGAAAGCATACTGCCATGCAGCAATACCTTCACCGAATCCCCAAGCAGTGTAGATCTTTTCGAAGTTGTCGTTGTACTTATCAAGGACAGCGGACTGATAGTGTAAACGCTCCTCCTTATTGTTTCCACGATAGAGGATCTTTCCTGTCATGTCTTTGGCATAGGCAAACCTACTCTCCTCGTCATAGACTATCATGTCGTCTACTATCGTTTCTAGGATGAATTCGATTTCTCCGTTTGAAGCAACGTCCCTTAGACGTTCTCTTTTTACGACGTAGTCTAATTGAAAGAATGCAATAGCTTTGGTTCTTAACTGAGAAGTAGTATCGGCAATCGCCATAGAGAACTTCATGAGTTCGTCGTTGGCACTGAGTCTGGTGCTTCTTGCTTGTAGCTGTCCCTCAATAAAACCGATTGCTTGTGAGTTTCTAAGAAGAAGGTCCTCGTGTCGAGTACCGAACTTGCTTAGGCCGGCCAATGCACCTCCGACTTTTCCTTTTGATGTATCTAAAAATCCAGCCATATTATCTGTTCAATGAATTTGTTAAAAAGTCCTCATAGATCGCTCCAAGATTGACTCCGTTTGGCAGGAGACCATTATCAGAAAGACTAGGGTTGACTAACATTCCAAAATTGTCCCAGTCAACCAGCCTAGCTGATGCAATATCATCCATGCTATACTTATTTATCGCATAATACAAGTTGTCTGCCCCTGAAAGTTCTGCTAATAAACTTGGAGTGATCATGTAAAAGCGTTGATCTATTATTTGTCTCTCATTAAGAGGCCTAAGGTTACCTTCCTTATCGAATAGGTTAGCGAGACCGTTACTGAGAGAGAAGTTCCAGTATATCTCTAAGATCCTGTTTGAAACCGCTGGTGGAATGACCCTCAGATCTAACATTATAGTAGTTTCCTTCCAGTTTTCGTGAAAGAACACCAAGCCGATAGGATTTGTTGAAATGTATCTCTTTCCTCTGGTGTAGAGCCTAACTACTTCTTCGTTTAGGTCTACAAAAGGAGGTTCGATTCGAAAAGAATAAAACCTGCCAGGTAAAAGATTCAGCCTGTTTGCTGGAGGCAAGTCTTGAGCGAATTGCTCGAAACTAAACCGTCCGTCGTTCTTTTCTAATGATTCGAAAGTCTTCACTATATCTTTTACACCTTATTGAATAGAAAGTTTTCGGTAATTATCCCGAATCTCATATTGTTCTTGACTGCGTGCACCTTGGCTGCCTTGAATTTAGCAGTGTTTATCAAGTATTGTTTGGCATGCCTAGCGTAGTTTAAGGTCTGTTTCTCTGTAAGCCTTTTTGGTTCCTCTGGTGGGTTTAGATACTTGTTGGGTTTGATTTCTATCAGCCAGCGAGTAACTACCCCTTCTTGGCTCTTGACTGCCATATAACAGTCTACCCAATAAGTGCTTTCCTTCTTCAAGATTGGATTCCAGTAAGGTATGCCGACAGGCTCAGATGCGTATTCTATAACGCTATCAGTGTTGTCACAATAGGAAAGAAACTTTAGTTCCCAGCTCGACCTGTAAATTATTTTAGTCACGTCTCCCTTGTACTTGTCTGGGTTTTTAGGAGTAAAGTATCCCTGCTTGACCTTACCTCGTTGCGGTTTTAAGAAATCATGGATGTCTCTAGTCTCCTTTGCCATGTGGATCAACCTACGTGTTTTGCGATGAAGTCGTCTGCTTCTTGAGGATCAATCGATCCCATTTCAACTAGTTTCAATACTAGAGAAGCTATTGCTAGGTTTTCTGGAACGTCTTCTTCTGACACCTCGACTTCGCCTTTTTCAAAAGCTTTGGCCAAATCATCGTACGCTGCTGCAGCAGCATCCTCAACGTCTTCTTCGGATCCAACAAGCTCAACGAGCTCGTCTAGAACTGAGGTATCAATGTCTAACGATTCTGCTTCTGCTTCCTCGTTGACGTTTGCAGCAAAGAACTGTCTTAGTGACAAGATCTTATTCATAAGGTT